TCATTTTGTAGTCATTTTTTGACTGCGATACAAAGGGTTTAGCTCGATGGCATCATTTAGATGATCTGGTGAAAAATGAGCGTAAACCATTGTTTGCTTAATATCCACATGCCCAAGGATTTTCTGTAATACAATGATATTGCCACCATTCATCATAAAATGAGAAGCAAAAGTGTGCCTTAGTACATGTGTTGCCTGTCCTTTGGGTAAATTAGGAAGGGCTGTGGTAAGCCATTTGTGGGTTACGCCATAGCAGCATGTAAATATTCGGCCAGATGTTGGTTTATAAATTTCACTATATAACTCTTCAGAAATAGGAACTGTTCGATTTTTTTTACCTTTCGTTTGAGTAAAAGTTATTTTGTATGGTGAGATTTGAGAACCTTGCAAATTAACAGCTTCCATTATGCGAGCACCTGTAGATAAACAAATTTTAAAAATAGCAGCCAACTGATCTGCAATAGGGCTTTTATTTATAATTTTAAATAACTCATCAATTTGCTCGTGAGTTAAGAACGCTAATTCATGCTCATTTTTTTTAATTTTCTTAATTCCATGAATAGGGTTAGGTTGGAGCCATTCTTTAATCTCGATTAAAAAATTAAACATGCTTTGTAGTATTAGTAGATCGAAATTATGAGAGCTAGAAGAAAGTTCTTCACCATGACGGCCATTATGCTTTGATATTGTTTTTCGAGCTGCGCGATATTGAACAAAGTCAGCAGGGGTTAGCGTTCTTGCTAGGGGGTTTAGCATTTGTTCACTAATTATTTCCAACCGACGCTTAACATGAGCACCAGATTTAAGGTGTTTACCATGTAATTGGAACCATAATTCAATAAGGTCAGATAAACTTCTATTATCCGCTTTCTCTGCGATCCAAGGCTTATCATTGGTTTCTATTAAAATAAATTTCTCATAAGACAGGGCTTCACCTTTAGTAGCAAAGCGTTTACGAACTCGTTTACCGTTACGGCCTTGAGGATAAACATCACAAAGCCAAGGGTTCTTTTTTCCATCATCTAATTTACGAATTGTCATATATAGCACCAAATAACTGTATATATAAACAGTATTTGATTGTGGTTCAATATTCAATGTTTTAAATGAAGAGAAGCAAACATTATGCTCTAGTAAGTTTATATAATTTGAAAGCCTCGTATAATATGTGATGATACGAGGCTTATATTGCTTTTAGTAATAATATGATACTAAGATTTTAACCCTGAAATTATGATTTTCATGAGCGTACATTGTTGAACAATTAAGGCTACTGTTTTTAAATTTTCTTTCCTTTGTTCTGATCCAAAGTCATCACCAGTAACTAAATCATATATCTCATCTGAAAAGTCATCTGCGGATTCTTTCATCCGTTTTTTTTGTTCATTATTAGGGTAAGGGAATAGACCCCAAGAAATATTTTTGGATACAATATCTCCATAATGCTCTAACAATCTAATCTCATGATGAAGCTTAATTTCTTGAATTTTTATTTTTTTCTTATGTCTTTTGCTATAGGGGTATAGCCAATAATCGGTTGCAGTTTTTTCTATGGATTCAATTGCTGTTAAGTATTCTTTTAGAGAGCGATTTAGTTTTTTTCGTTTATCAATTGCCCACCAATACAGCAAATTAAACACAAAAGCCGCGATTACTGATGATAATGAACTTACAAGTGCTAGACGATAAGAACCGTCAGGTACAGAGCTTAATGTGTTGTTTATAGTAGATAGGGCGCTTGACGTACTATCTACCCATTCAAATTGATTAAGGTTAGATATTTCAATATGACTTGGAATATTGATATCAATAGGTTGTGGACATACCCGCTGATCTACTTCAACAATAAATGGTCGGGGTTCAATACACATGTACTTACTTCTTCACTAGTTGGTTTATATGGGACTGAATTATATTTGGCTTTATCAATAAACTTGTAAATACGATCTTTATAAAATTCGAAAAGGCTATTAGAGTATTTAAAATGCAATTTATTTTTTAATTCATCTTTAGTTATATAGCCATATTTTACTAATCCAGCAAAGCTTTCGGTTATGAAAGATGAACCATAACCTTCTACACCATCATCTAAAATAAACGTTATCTTTTCGTTATCGGTCAATGATATTAGTAGTGGTTTTAATACTCTTTCTCTAAAAACTTCAGCACTACGCTCTTTTGTATCGGTGTAGTAGCGGCTTGCTGGTTCGTCGTTAAATTGAGTGCCAATGTTATATGTTTTCATTTTATTACCTTACAGAATCACTTGCCAAACAATAAGAGTTCCGGGCATTGCTATAGATAAACGGCTTGATTTCTGATCTTCGTTTTTATCTTTTGCAATGAATTGATATCTACCATATGCACTTAAAATTGATAGCTCCCCATTTCCTCTTTGGCGAATAAATTCAAGTAAATCAGGTAGACCATTGCCACGGTCTGATTCTCCTGTTCTTGTTCGCCCAACTTCAATTGCTGCTTCTAAAAGTGTTTCATCTAGCTTCCTTCGAGTATCTATAAACTTGGATGTGTATTTGAAGATTTTCTCTTTTAGTTTTGATGTTTCCAATGTTCTTGGTATTCCGACTCCTTGATCAAAAAAAGTAACTTTAAGTTGCTTCGTTGTTTTGTGAAAAGAGGCCGTTAGATACCAACATTTTTCTTTTGGTCTTGTTTCACAGTCGTCTGGATACGCATGATGTATGACGTTAGTTATAGCTTCATCTAAACCACTATGCAAGAAAGTCCATTCTTCAATATCATCACCGACTATTTCGTGAATATTTTTCCGCAATGTTTTTGTTGTACCTTTTACATTGCAAGACCCTTTTTGATATTTGACTAATTTCTTATCCGAAGCATGTGAATTTACAGTAGGCTTACGAAGAGGCTTGTTAGCAAAAAGATCGAAGAAACCTAAATCATGAAATTGACTATAAACCGAATCATCCCATTTAGTGATCTTAGGGCGTAGTTTATTTCGAATACTATCTTCCCAGTTTGATATTTCAGAAGTTAGCACTAATGCGGCTTCTGTTGAGATGCATTTTAAACTATCAAAATTAACACTGCCTAAGTTATAAGCACCTCGTGATAGTGTTCTACCACCATTCTTATTTATTAACCCAACCAATTTACTAATTGCTTCAATATGAAGCATTGTTAAATGATGATTTTGTTCGAAGTCCATTTTTTCTGGAAGGTAGATTGTGATACCGTTTTTTTTATTTTTGTTATGTTCTACGCTCAAGCCTTTTTTTGACATTTCATCAATATATTCGTTCACTGGTTTGTATTCTGAACGAGGAACTTTGTTTAGTGGCGTTCCGATGTATGGTTTTTTACGTTGTTTTGGTTTTTTTCTGTGTTTTAAGGAGTTTCTGACATCGATAGCTCTTTGTTTTTTTGTTATTCTTTTCATTTATAAAACCAACTTAAAAGCTTTTATATAGTATTCACTAATATTCGAATTACTTCAATGGATTCTAAAGCTTATAGCATAATGATAATGTTACTAAATCTTCTGCCTAGCCCACACAACTTCACCAATGATTTCAAAATCAAAGGTAGCCATTTCTTTTCTTGTTAATTTTCATTTATCGTAACTTTAATTATTTTCTACCCTATTTGTTTTTTATTAACTCTTTTAGCTCTTGGATTTCACATTTGAGTTCAGAAACATCATTTCTTAAATTGGATATAATATGCTGACCTTGTTCTTCTTCTGATTCTTCTAAAAACCACGATGCAACAAAGCCCGTAAATGTGCCAAATAAGCCAACACCTGCAGTCATTAGAATTGCAGCAATAATTCGCCCTTCGAAGGTTATAGGATAAAAATCACCGTAACCAACAGTTGTAATTGTTACAAATGCCCACCATAACGCATCAGTTGCATTCTGAATGTTAGCGCCTTCCACTCCTTGTTCTAGCTGTAATACTGCAATTGAACCAAATATAACGAGAATGATAGAAACGGCAGAAACTAAAGAAAAAGTACCTTGAGTTCTATTTCTGAAAACATAACTTAGCATTACTTTAGTTGAACGAACGGCACGAAGAAGTCTAAGTACGCGAACAACTCGAACTATCCTACCGTAACGGAAAATATCCAACATCGGGATACTGGATAGAAAATCGATCCATCCCCATTTCATGAAGGCTTTCTTATCTTCAGCCCTTTTAAGCCGAATGAAAAAGTCTGCTAAGAAAAAGAAACAAATAAAATTATCTGTAATTCTTAGGATTTCAGTAACATCTGGGGATAAGGTAAATGCACTTTCAACAAACAAAGCGAGTAATACATAAATTGAAAGTATGAGAGTGAAAAATTGAAATGGCCCAATTTTAGCTGCTTCATCTTTTGTGGATTCACTCATATTAATCTTTAAACCTTCTGCCCAGCCCATACAACTTCACCAATGATTTCAAAATCAAAGGTAATCATTTCTTTTCTTGTTAATTCCCATGGCTTGTAAGTTTGGTTATCACTAACAATACTTAAACCTGTTTTGGTGAACTGAAGACGTTTAACCATTAGCTGACCATCAAAGCGGAAAACATAAATGCCATCACCTGTGAAATCTTCAATACGATTTACCATGATTAATGCTTGGTTTTGCAATGTAGGGATCATGCTATCGCCACGAACGGGCATTAGGAAAATATTGTTTGGTTTTACACCAATATCGTTGGTAATGAATGTATGACTAAACGCAATTCCTTCAGGTTGTTTTTCTTGTACAACCAATGAACCAGAGCCCGCGCTTACTTCTACATCATAAAAATCTAATTCGATGTATTTATTTTCGTTATTAATGACGGAATGATTTACACCTCCGTCTGCAACTTGTTGAGCTTTGATTAAAATGCGTTCTGGTATTTTTCCTCTAGTGCGCCAGTTTTGGATGGTGTTTCTAGCAACGCCTAAAGCATTCGCAAGTTCAATTATTTTAGATGTACCTGTAAGAATTTTTAGCTCATCTAGTTGTTTTTCTATATCTGCGCTCATTTTTTACCTTGAAGTTCAGCACAAATAATGACAAATAATGCTTTACAAAAGACCAAAAGAGATCAAAAATGAACTCAATTATAAATGAGTGTGTTTTTGAGGTTGGTATTTGTCTTTATTTGTCGCTATATGTTTTTATTTGATCATTTAAGCAAGAGTTGCACAAATTGAGGTTAAAAACAAACAGCATAAATACTTTATGAGTGCATTTGTGAGCAAATGCAATGAAAAAGGTCATAGATCAATTTTGTATTAACTAGCTATGAATCCTTTTTCTACAAACTATTACTATTGAGGTGTTTAGCATGAGTCAACAAGTTGTAATTTCTGTCGAAGCTCCATACGTAACAACAAAACGTTATGCCGAGCTTTCAGGTATGAATCTGAATACTATCGCTAAGAAGATTAAAGAGGGGAAGATTCCTGTGATGCTAAAAGATGGCTCTCGCGAACTTAACCTTATTAATCTTGCGCTTTTAACTAAGAAAGCTCTAGAAGCTAAGTTTTAGTTATTACGTTTCATTTGCTACCTGTTGAGTATCTGATATGTCCGATAAAACAACAATGTGCGATTTTCGCGAGTCCAAACAAAGGGCATTTGAAGAAGCATGCTATGCCTTCCGTGGTAACGAAAACATGACGGCAATTGCTGAGTCATTAAAAATGTCACCAACAATGCTTCGAAATAAACTTAATCCTGAACAACCGCACGTTCTTACCTGTGTAGAAATGGTCATGGTTGCCAAAGTTTCAGGTGATTACACCATCGTAAATTGTTTATTACGTGGACTTGGTGTTGTTACTGTGAATGTTCCTACTGATGCAAGTGAAGAGACTTTTGCTAAACGAGCATTAGAGAACTCGATGCATGCAGGGGACTTGGCAAAAGAAGCGCTAGATCATGCAGGTCAAACTCGAATCACTCACCAAAGCAAACAAACCATTATCAAAAAAGCCCAAGCCTCAATAGGAAACTTAGTCTTACTAATTAACGATATTGAAGGACGCACACCTAATGCGGTTTCTTATCTTTCTATGGGCGTGGATTTTATTACTTCAGGTGCACCATTGCCGGGATTTGCATAAGGATTTAATTATGAGTCAAACAAACTTAAATGAATCGATACGTGATATTCAATTGATTATTAGTTCTATAACAGGGATGACGTTGGATGTACCACCATCATTAATAGTTGTGTTTAGTATTCATTCTAACACTTCAGGAATTAGTGTGGTTGTTTGGGAAGATACAGTAGAGAAAAAAACATTACTTCATCAAACGGTTTATATCGATAAAGAAAATGCGCTTGAAAATGCTGTTGAGCTGGAAAGTAAATTAGCTGAATTAATCATTGAAGCAAGAGATGACACAGAGGTGACGGTATGACCAAAGATAAATTTTTAGCAAAAATGGTCATTGCTTACATGCAAAGTCATGGGCAAGCCCCAACAGAGCAGCACCTTGAAGGATGGGCTGATTTGTATGTTGAACTCAGCGCTTATGGCGATCTGGAGGGGTGATTATGTTGCATTTTCTTGCTGTGGTTTTAAATAGTGGCGGTGGGGTTGTTCGTGATGCAAAGACGAATGAAATACGAATAGAAGAACTCGGTGAGTTTGAATCAAAAGAGCTAGCTATTGATAACGCATGTGCTCAGTTGAATTGTGAACATATTACTAAAGGTGTGATTGTTCGTGGTGATCATACTGGTGGTTTTATGGTTTGTGATACGCAGGAGTTTGCTGAGTTATGAATGATGAACGAGTGTACTTATCTGAAGAAACAAAAAGTTTAGGTCTTCACTGGATCCAACGCTTAAAGAAAGAAATCAATAAAAACAAATCCATCGTAAAACCAAAAGTGGATGGATTGAAAACTTATTGTTCAGACTTTCGTTATTCCAGAACCTTTCAAATTCAATCAAAAAGAGCATTGATGCACCGATGAAAGAGAAAGATTTACTCTATGTCGTGGGGTCAATACGACCCCAAGATGAAATAAAGAAAAATGATGCCTGCTTTCGAGCGGGTTTTTTAGGTTCAAAAATTCAGGTTCAGCCTTATTCTCAGCAAGAAATGCAGCTTTTAGAGGCAGGATTGTTCAAAAAACTGCCTGTTTATGATCGAGTATTAAACCGAAAATCTAAACACATCACTGAAGTTGAAATTGCCACAGAGCATTTTGAAAAGTTAAATCGACCACCTGAACACGTCCGCGAAGCGGCGGCGAGAATCGCCGAAGACTATAGGCTTGTCAATGGGCGCAAAAGTCCGACACAAAAAATGGACTCAAGAAAGTGGGATATTCGCAACACTCTGCGAGTTCTAGGGCGTGGTACTCCGTACCCAATTGAGTTGGCATCCACTGAGTCGCATTTCAACCAAGACGTGTTATATGGCTCTACAGGCCAAAGTACTGCTGCCATTTTGCATGAAAAAGGTAAACGAAATGATAATGAGTCAAAATTAGCGCCTGTTTCTTTTCAAGTTCAGCACCGAGAGTGGAGTGGCCAATATCGTGGCCAAGTGGTAACGCAAACACCAGTAAGTAATGCACCAGATGCAAATGCCGGAGAGCGTTTTTCTGAAAAACTCACCTCCAGGTCGGTATCTAAAATATTTGAAAGTGCGGCTTATACCTCAACATGCCACGGTGGTTTCACTACGTTCTTAACGTTGACGTTTAACAAAGAGCAGCGTTTGCGGATTTTTGGTGGTTTAGCTGACCCAAGTGATGTGAGCTCAATTGGTGCTCATCACCCCGTTCGTTTTCGTCGCAATATGGTGACGTATAAATCATCGGAATTTGTAAAGCGAACCGAGTCACCCGTTTGTAATATTGGAGGAGCTTATACCTCGATTGCCATTGATGGTCAGATACCAAAATTAATGAATGCGAGTGGCGAGATTGCAGGGGATTACTGTTTGTTATCTCAAAAGCCTAAGGCTGAATTTACCATTGATAAAACACTTGAAACGACGGTTGGCAAAGAAGTGTCACGCTTGCTCGATGGTTTAAAGAAAATGTATCAACGCGGTTGGCTTGCTGATCATACCGTGCAAACGGATAAACACTCGCATGCTAAATACAGCGATTTGACTCACGAACAAGTGCCACCTCATTTCAAATCAATACCCACAGAGTTTGGACCCTCGTTCATGAAAGACGATTTTCATTATATTTGGGTAGCCGAGTGCCCAGCCAATGAAGATGGGGAACCAAACCCACACGTTCACGTTTTATTGAGATGGACTGTGGAACCGCATTTGTTCAGTGCATGGGCAAAACGATTTGAAAAAATTTGGGGGTATGGCTTTGCGAAATTAGAGCGGATTCGAGAGCCAAAAGCCGCAGGCAGTTACATCATCAAAGCGGTGGGTTATGCGGCCAAAGGTGACAATGCTGAACAAGGATTAATTCGAGGTAATCGCTATAACATTGCGAAATGCTCTCGCGCACCGGCTTGGGAATGCATCGCCTCTTTTGAAGCAGATAACATTACCGCAATCATTAAAGAGTTGGGTTATCGATTAGAGCGATGGAAAAAACCATTGGAGCGCACATTAAATCGATTGTCCTATCAGAAAAGGCAAACCATTAAAGCCAAAGCGACGGCCATCAAAAAGGGAGAGCCTGAAGATAAATTGAAGAAAATGCAAAGTCGCATTATTCGATTGGAGAAACAGGCGCTCAATGTGAAAAAAGAAATGAAGTCACGACAAGTGCATGTATCAACGGCCAACAATTTTTCAATCTCGTTTGATGGCAAAGAAGCTAAAGATAAATTGGATGACTTTTTGATGTGGGCAGCTGGTGCGCGCGGTTGGGGAATGGATTGTCGTGATATGGATTTATCTGAGCTGAAAAACGAAGCCGATGGTTTTTATCATGATCGTTTTATTCAATTCAAAGATAAACAAGCGTATTGGCAAGCCGTGTTGAATGACCCCATCCCCATTGAAACGCATGATGAAAATGAATTGAGTTATTGGAAGAGTTTTACTGCGGATTATTTAGAGGGGCGATTAACCCCACTGTTACGTTAGAAAATGGAGAGCTGAGAATGTTAATTACATGCCCAAAATGCTTAACCAAAACACGTATTGCTACATCACGCGCTATTTCACCAGAAACGCGCGAATTGTACTGCCAATGCTTGAACTTAAATTGCGGAAAAGTGTTCGTCGCACACACATTATTTTCGCATTTTATTGAGTCAACAGGCCAAAAACCGGATGCCGAGTTACAACCTGAATTGTGTAAAGATGCAAGCCAAATGGATATATTCGACGAATTATAAAAAACGCAAGAAAACGATCTAAAAGGATCTCTAAAACGATCAGCTAGAAATGCAATTAGTTTAAATCAAACAAAGACTTGGGTTTAATAGAGTTGCATAAATAATTTGCGTTTATTTTTCGTTTTATTGTTGTGTTGAATTTTGGTGCGGAGGGGAGGGTGAGTCCGAGCGAGCCTAAATCGCTGATCCCTACGATGAAATATTCAGGATTTTTGCATAACACGATTGGTTTTTATTTAACTTGAGAGAATGTCACGTCATGTGGGAAAGAGAATACGAGAAAGGTCGTTGGAATGGCCTTGAATTGAACATCTTAACGACGTCCATCGATGGTGGCCAACGTCTTCATGTGAGTGAAATTCCTTATGCGGATTTACCTAGTATTAAAGTGATGGGAAGTGCTGCAAACAGCATTGATTTAGAAGTCTTGCTTGTTGGTAAAGCGTCTCTGGTTGAAGCCAATAATCTATTGGCGAGTCTTAATGCAGCGCCTAAAGGAGAGTTGGAGCACCCATGGCTTGGTGAGTTACCGCTTGTTTTTAAAACGTTTTCTCAAAAAATCAGTACCAAGCGTGGTGTGGTTGAATTATCTCTTAAGTTCTTACGTGATGGAAAAGCCCCACAGTTAAGTTCGTCGGCGTCCATCACCGTGAGCTCAAAAGAGCAAGCCTCCGAGGTTGAAAAGAGTTCAACAAAAACCTTTGTTCAAGATGTTGAAGAGATGGATGCCGCTCAAGTGAGTAGCTTACAAGAGCGCTTTACTTACGCCATTAATCAGTTGGTTGGTATATCCACCAAGTTGAACGTGCCAAGCCAAACCCTCTCGGCTTTAAACCAAGAGCTCAATAGTGCTTTGGTTGCGATTTCAAGTATTGCCAATGCCCCTGAGCAATTCGCTGAGCAGTTGAGTCAAACCGTTGATAGCGTTGCTGATGCGGTGCGCTCTGATCCTGATTCTGAAAATGAAGCGATAGACAATTCAAGGGCAGCGCAAAGCAGCATGTTGGCAGCAATTGATCCTAATGCCCCAAGTGCTCACTACAATGTTCAGATGGTTACCGCCGCAGTCAAAATGAGTAAAACCGTTGCAACGCTAGAGCAGGAAAATGAGTTTGATATTGTGAATGCGAAAGGGCAACCAAGCATCATGATGAGTGATTTGAAACAGCTCACCGTTGCTATTTCACAACGAATTAATGAAGTAACGATGAACTCAACACTGGAAAGTCTTGAATTGTTTTATGCATTGACCGGCTTAAAAGAAGGAATAGAAACGCAACACAACAAAGTAAAAACGGGCAGTGAAGCACAACGTTTTATTGAACGTGGACGTTATATTCCTGCGTTATTTTTAGCTCACCAAACGTATACCGATACCGCATTAATATCGGCACTGAATCCGCAAAAACATCCACTATTTATGAATGGCACGTTATCCATGAGGGCAATGAAATGAAGTTAACCTTATTGATTGATAACAAGCCAACCGTATTTTTTAGTGCGAACCTTCGCTATTCCATCGAGCAGCTAGCGCATGAGTTTAACTGTCGCATTCCCGTTATGGTGATAGAGCGTCCATTGCCGATTGAATTTAAGTTGGATGGCCAACGTATTTTTACAGGGATGATCGATAGAGCGACGAACACGACCACAAGCAGTGAACATTCTATGGCGATAAGTGGGCGCTCTAAAAGTGCCAACATGATTGATTCACGCATCACGATGGATGCGCAATACGGCCAAACCATTGACCGCTTATTACATGCTATCGCAAAAGAATTTGGACTCGGGGTTCACTGCTCTATTGATAAGAGTGCATTAGTGCCTATTTCAGAATTTCAAATCAATGGTGAATCGCCGGTTGATAATTTTGCTCAGCTCATTAAAGAGCAAGGTTTTATTCTTGTTGAGCGTGATGGCGTTCTTACGATTGAAAATCCTGCACAAGCCACACTTGAGGGAGTAGCGCTTGAGGTGGGTAAAAATATTGAAGAGCTTGTTATTGATAAAAATTTCACTGAGCAATTTTACCATATTGAAGTTCAAGGTCAGTGGGATGATGCCAACGCGGTCGTGACTTATGCACCGGCGAATACTCAGCGACGAACGGTTTTTATTTCAGACCAACTTCAAACCGCAGAAGCTTGCCAATCACGTGCGGAATATGAGCGAGATTTAGCGATTGCAAAAGGATTGAGTGCATCCACATCCATCGGTGATGTGTTTGTTGAGTTAACTGGACAAGCCATAAACAGAACTATCCGAGTCATCGATAAAACACAAGATTTCAGTGAAATGCTGTTGGTTAAAACGTTGGATTTATCCGTAACCGAAACCAGTGCTGAAACTAAAGTGGAGTTCTTTAGACCATTTAAGGAGAAAACGCATGTTTAACCGGTTGATGAGTCGCATCAAAAACATGGTGGCAATTGGTAGCGTGACGGGTGCCAACACCAAAGTGCTGCAGATAAAAACATCTACAGGCAAAACCAATGATCGCATTAAACGGTTACATAACTATGGTTTTGTTAGTCGCCCTAAAGTGGGCTCTCGTGCATACCTTCTTTTTCTTGGTGGCGTGATGAGCCGAGGTTTTTCATTTTGCGTTGAAGATGAACGCTATGAAATGGAATTGGAAGAAGGTGAAGTGGCCATGATGGATGATAAAGGCAATGTGGTTCATTTTACGAAAAACGGCATATCTATTACATCGCTTGGTGCGGTTGAGGTAAATGCCCAAAAAGACGTCACGCTAAAGGCCGATGGTAAAGCTATTGTGACGGCTCAATTAATTGAGCTCAATGGGGCTGAAGGTGGTGTTGTTCGGGATTGTGATGGTTGTGCTTTTTCAGGTGCGCCGCATGCTGTGGCATCAAAAAAAGTAAAGGCAGGATAAAAGATGGCTTCAAATGATAAAGATTTACAAGCATTTCTAGAAGAAGAGCTTAAAGCTGAAGGTTTTGTTCTTGATAGTGAATTTGCAATGGCTGGGAAGTTTGCCAAAGCGGTTGCAAAAGCAGTGGTAAAAGAAAGAACACAAAATGCAGAAGTGATCATTGATAAAGGTAGCTCAGCAGGGACTTACAAAGTGTCATGACGTATTTTAATTTGAATGCCATCACAGCCCCGATAAATACCAAAGAAGGGCTCACTCATGCAGTGCTTCAAAGTGTGTTGAATCATGCTGAAGCGACCAAAAATGATCGCGCCCGTATGAAGAATACTGAGCGTGGCGGTTGTTGGAATGATGAGTTTATTCGAAGTATCGGCTCTCGTGATTGGACGCTTAAGCGCGAGAAAATGACAGAGCAAACCATTGGCCGAGTAAAGCGTTTTTATGAAGAGGCGTTGGCTTGGTTAGTTGATGAAAAGCATGTGCAATTGGTAACGGTTGAGGTTAAGAAACTTGGTTCAAGCAAGTTATCGAGAAACGTCATATTAACGCTTAATGATGGGGCAAAATTAGAGGTGACACCATGAGCACACAACGTAGTCTAAACGCGTTAATTGATAGAGCAACCGCCACATTAATTGCGAAAACAGGTCAACATAACCCAGCGATTGATGCTATTGCGTGTGCCATTGCCGGGGTTAGTTATGGCCAATATGGCTATCAAGATCAGCTCTTTCGAGAGTTGCATCCTGAAACTGCATCTGAGCCCTGGTTGTATTTACATGCTGAGCGTCATGATGTTGAACGACTTCTTCCTACGTTCGCTAAAGGTTTTATTCAATTTGAACAATTAGGTGGTGTGGTTCCTATTCCTAAAGGTTCAATCGTTATTGATATTACAGGCAGTGAATATCAAACCATTCGATCTCAGTACAGTAATGAAGATGTGGAAGTGATTGCGCTCATTGCTGGTGTGTCTGGAAACTTACCAAATGGCGCGGTGCTTCGATTATCAAAAAGTATTAATGGGGTGAGTCCTGATAATGTGCTTTGTCTTGGCTTTAGTGGCGGTGCTGACATTGAAGAGTTAGAGCATTGGCGTCAACGTATCTGCACGGCCTTCAATAAAGGTCAAGAAGTGGGACGACGAGACGATTATGAAAGTTGGGCACTTTCAGCTCATGCTGATGTGGATTTTGCATGGGCGTTAGATAACACGCCTGAGCGTGGCATGGTTCAAGTCTACATTGGTGCGAGAGAAAATGATCCCACGTTATCTTTAGAAGTCATCACAACGGTACAAACGTTTATTGATAAAGAGCGGTTGGCAGGGTGTCACCCTTTAGTGGCTATCCCAACGCATAAAGCGGTCGATGTTGAAATTCAAAATGTTCAAGATGAGCAGGTGAGAGCGGATGTAATTGTGGCACTCCAGGGATTATTTAAAGACAAAATGGGGCAGCGTGATGAATCGGTGGATCCCCCAAAACAAGTATCCATTACCCCTACTGAGATTGTGCTTGCCATTGCACCGATTACCAGTAATTACATCGTTAAGCAGCCAACCGAAGAGCAATTTATTACGGACAGTGAAATTCATGTTTTAGGGGAGGTGACATGGACACCTCTGACTTAATTGTGGATTACAGTGAAGCCGATTTTGCTGATGCTATCCGCAGCTTATTGCCTCAAGGGGATTACTGGCAAGAGGTGGATAATACCGAGCTCACTAACACCATTTTAGGGATGGCCGCTGACTTTAAAGTGACCAATGATGAAATCCAATTGGCACTGTTAACGGATTTTAATGAAAGCTTATTTGGTTGGAAACTCAGCGATTATCAAGCATTACTTATTAGCTCTGGTGGACAAGGAGTGGTGAGTGATACACGAAATAAACCCAACTTGATTTATGTGTCACTTGCCTCGAATGAGCGGTGTGAAAAAGCGTGGTTTGAATTTGAAAAAGTGCGTCTTCCTCATACTGAAATTCAATGGATATATAACAGCACCATAAATGTTCACACTCAAGCCGCTAACGCAAGACATACTCGAACCCTTTATCAATATGAGGTCACTCAATGAGTTTATTAATTACGGATGCAGGCATTGCCGCCTCAATTGAAGCCGAAGCACTTGGCGTCAATTATAAAATCACGCATATAGGGATTGGTCTTGATGGGTATGTGCCTACCGCCGACCAAACGCAATTAAAAAATGAAGTGGCGCGTGAAGCATTGAGTCGTGGCTCAGTGACTGCGCTTGGTCAGTTGCATTTTGAAGCGGTGTTTGCAGGAAACACATCTTTTGATGGTAAAGAAATTGGTTACTTTTTAGAAGATGGAACTCTCTTTGCGGTTGATAGCCGTGATGGTGAAATAATGTCTCTAAAGCGAAGTAATACCATTATTACTGAAGCATTTGAGCTTAACCTTGCAGGCTCAAGCATTAAAAATATTACGGTTGAGCTAATGGGTGCTCCCTATGCAACTGAAGAATTAGCCGGTATCGCAAAAATCACGACAATAGATAAAATGAACAGTGATGATGATGAAACTATAGTCACCCCTAAAAAGCTGAAAGATAACACCGCAACAGATGACGATATTGATACTGAGTCAAATGAGCCTAAGTTCATTCAATTACCGCAACTCTGGCGTGGAATACAAAAGTTTGTTTTAGATAACTTATGGCTTCCATTAGCCGAGTTAATTTATCCGGTTGGCTGTCCTATCCCATACCCAGCAGCAGAAGCACCACCTAAATTTATTGCTTATATCGGCCAGTCTTTTGATAAAACTGTATTCACCAAATTAGCGGAGCGTTTTCCAAGTGGTGTAATGCCCGATATGCGAAAAAATTACATTCGAGGTTTAGGGGAAGGAGAAACGCCGTTATCTATTAAAGGGCAATCTGTTCAACCGTTAGGCTTTTTAGGTGACGCGCTACCTGTTCACCGTCATCCGATTAAATTTTCAACTTATACAACAGGTGAGGGAGACTCTAGATATGGTGGTGCAGCTAACAGAGGAGGAACGAAATACACCGAGAATGTATCCGCAGGGACACCAACGGGGGTAATTACTGGAACAGGCGATGAAACTAACCCTAATTCGGTTCGATGGTTGTACATAACGAGGGCAGCATAATGAATTTTTCAAATAAAGACAGAGTCGCTCATTTATACCACTTTGATGAGAGCGGTGAGTTTACTCATGATGGTTCAATGACAATACGAGCTCATATGGGGCTGCCTGCTCAAAGTACAGAAATTGCCTTACCAAAATACAATAAAGAGCTTGAGCGTTGTTATTTTATTGATAGTGCTTGGGTTGTCACTTCGTTGTTTATTGGTCGCTTTTATTGGGATGAAAAAGCGCAATTACATTGTATTCACTCTTATCCTCAAGAGTTACCTGAAAGCTATTCTTTAATTGAGCCACCAGAGGCGAATAAAGGATTTGTGGTTCAATTGGTTGATGGTGAATGGCAACAAATAGAAGATCATCGAGGTCAGATAACCTTTGATTGTAGTGATTGCACGTTATATGAAGAAGTCGAAAAGGTTGGCAAGATAAAAGAAGGCTTTACTCTTAGTGAGCCATCAACACTTTTTGATGAATGGATTGATAATCAATGGGTGACTAACCAGAGCAATAAACATATTGGTGATTTTAATCAAGTGGATGAAACAAGGCGTGATTTATACAGCCGAGTTTGTGATCCTCTTTTTGCTGAAGCTCGCGTAAAACGGATGCAGGGAAAAGATCAAGAAGCAATAGAAATAGAAGAGCAAGCTCTGGCAGCAAGAGAGCAAATACAACTCGATAATCCATGGCCATAATTCTCTCAAATCCATCAAGTAAGCCCAGTGTTATTACTGGGTTTTCTACATCTGGCATATAGAAAAGCCTTCAATATTAACCAACCTACGCGCGCGATACACTGGGTCAAATTCATAATCTGAGTAAAGCATGTCTGAGAAAGAGATTGCACGTATTGATGCCGCAATGAACAACCTTGCAAGTTTGATGCGTGAGCAAAACAAAACGCTTAATAAGGTGTTAATCACGTTAACGAAAACCCAAACGATTCAGGTTGCCAACTCTAAGCGAATAGACAAGCTTGAATCGGATAGAACGTGGTTAGTTCGATTAATTTTTGGTTCGGTAATTGCGATTGCTTTTGCCGCTTTTAAGGTGATGTAAGATGAATAAATTCAGTCAACAAAGTGCCACTCGTTTAGCGAGCTGCCATCCACAATTGCAAAAAGTGTTTACTAAGGTTCTTGAGATATGCGATTGCTCAATTCTTTGTGGCCATCGAACAGAAGCAGAACAAAATGCACTTCCAAGTAGTAATACCAAAGTTCGTTTTCCTAATAGCAAACATAACTCAGTACCAAGCAAAGCGGTTGATGCGACACCATACCCTTATGATGAAGATGACCGTGAGCGTTTTAGTTATTTTGCAGGCATCGTTATTGGTGTTGGTGCATCAATGGGTATCGTTATTCGTTGGGGCGGTGATTGGGATAAAGATAATGAGCTCAAAGATAATGGCTTTGATGACTTAATGCATTTTGAGTTAGTGGAGTAATTGATGGGACTGTTTAGCAAAATCTTTGGCACTGATTCAGCCATTAACAAAGGACTTGATTTAATTGCTAATACAGGTGATGCGTTGGTATTTACGGATGAAGAAAAGGCGCATCAACAAGTTGCATTATTAAAAGCGTATGAGCCTTTTAAACTCATTCAACGTTTCATTGTGATGGTCTTTTGTCTTCCTTATGTCGGTTTACATACCGTTGTGATTATCGGTTGTATTTTTGGTGCGGATTGGGGAGTAATTAGTACCATGATAAATGAAGCGTTTGGTTATCCTGTTCTTGCGGCCGTTGCTTTGTATCTTGGCGGCGGCGCTATTCCAAAGCGTAAAAAATTGTAGATATCGTTTTGCATTGATCTGAATTAATAAGCAAATATACAAAACGATATCTATCGATTTAATTGCTATACTGTTGCTGCATTACAAGTGTTACAAACAACTTTCATATCTTGAAGTTCTTTATAAGCAGCATTATATTGCTCTTGCATCATTTTTAAACAGCCTAAACGAGCTGTGAGTTGTTCACTGAGTGCTATATTATCTAATGGCACATTGATAATTTGTTTTCCTAAAGCTATTATCATGTTTGTCATTGTTGTATTAAAAGCTTCTACTTGATTTTCAAGTTCAAGAATATGTTCAACTTGAGCTTCTTGTTTTGCTAATACCATATTGAAACATAACTCATAAGAAAAATAATAATTATAAACTGAACTTGAATTTAAAAATTTTGAAGTATTGTTTTTAGCTGATACGGCATAACAAAACATTCTAAGGCCAATTCCTACCGATTGAGTACGAGCTTCATAAGTAAATGTATTTGATTCTTCATATGTTAAGGCTTGAAGAATCTCTGTTATCATTTGCCCTGCAACTAGTAAGTATGTGGCCTGTGATTTACTTAACATGCTTGTTGTATTGGTGATACTTTCTAATTGATTATTTGTTTTTTCTTGTGCGTCTTTATCCCCTATGACTTTTGAACTATCATTATTTATAGAACTTTTTTTCCCAGTAAAAACATCAACAATTCCTTGAACCATATTACCGATTACAGAAAGGTCTGTTTTTTCTTCACAGCTATAATGATAACTTTCTCCATGTCCTAGTGATAAAACTTCATTAGGATTTACAGATTTAAAAGCTGTTTTTTTCATTTGATTAATTTTCTTTTTGGCACTTTGAGCATATTTGCTTTCAATATAAGCTGTTTGTTGAACGACATAATCATTAAATTTAGTTTGTTTTTCTTGGTAAGAATTGTGTTTACTCATTTTACTTACTCCAATAAGTGATATTTAATTTGTCAATGCTTTATGTTTGACAAGAAAATAATTGGATATTTGTTTAATAAAAACCATTCTATCTATGTGGTTTATTGTAATTGTGTGATTTTTTTCATGTTTAAAATGATAATTATTGAAATTCATAGAATCATTAATAGTATTGATGCTTTGTTATTGAAACCTAGAAAACAAATGCTTTTTTTTAGGTATTTCAACTAGGATTTCAGTAAAAACGCATTGAACTTTTCATTTATCATTACAAGAGAGGTTTTAGTAACGACAGAGATGATATGGAAAAGATTTGGAACGAAGAATTAGGGTGTTTTTCTGATAATACTGAAAAGAAAGTGGCAAAAATAGTAAATGCTTATTTTCCATGGAATGAAGAATTGGCAAAAGAATCCAAACCAGACATTCCTTACTACGAACCTGTCAAAGAGCCACAGCCCAAAGTCGCTGCGTTTGAATATTCAATTGAGATAGCTTGCTCTCAAGATGAATTGAATACTTATCAAGTGGGGGTATTCTCTTTGGGTAAAACTAAGGAAGAAGAAACTATATCGTCATGGAGTAAAGTACAAACTGATGACGGTTTTACACTACTTACGGCAAGCGTAAATGTTAATGAGCCAAAAAAACTTCATCGTGAATTTTTCTCATTAAGCGGAAGTGCAATTTCATTTGATGATGTAAAGCCTGTTAAAAAAGGCTCAGGAAGTCATTCTGAATCTTTTGTTCCTATTAAGCCAGCGGTTCAAGTAGATAAACGTTTAGGCTGGCCAACTGAAGGTTATTTTTATCATTTTATTGATGACTCATTAATTCACGAATATAAATTAATGGGTGATGGTAAGTGGGCATTTCAGGTTACCCAATCAAGCGAACACCATTTAACTGATGAGTTGGTATCACAACATCAATATAGTTTTATATTACTCCCATGGAAAATTAATAATAAAATTATTGCTCGTCAGCATTTACTTTATCTCCCACAAAAAATGGCGACAAAACAGCTTGAAGAATTGACACCTGATTGGATTGATGAAAATGGGTGTTTGCTTGATGTAAATGAAATTGCTGAAGCAAGAGCTGAAAAAGTGTTAGAACGCGAAAGTGATGTAGACGAAAAAAGTACGTTACTTCTCCCTCCAGTTGATGTGACAAAAGAAAAAACTGTTTTTTCGTGGGCAAATTTATGGATTAATGAGCAGTCATCAACAATTCATCCAGTTGTTGCAACTCTTCATAAAATGGATTCAATCCCTAAAAATACACCAGTAATAAATGTACGCGCTAAAAAACATGGTATAAACCCTAAGAATATGTATTGGCCTGCGTATGATTTTACTAAAGAAGGTGATGAGCGTTATTTAAATGTAGAATACACTCAGAATATAACAAAGTTTGCAGTTCTAGAGCCAAAAGAATGGGCAATTTTTTTTGATTCGTTTGATAAAATTAAAACATTGAAAGATGGTGCTACAGGACTTTATGATGCGAGAGAAACAGCTAAAGCTTTAGGTGGCATTGGCGTTACTGCTTTTGTTAAGACTATTGATGATGTTGATTACGTTATTTTAAAAAATTATGACAAATGGAGCCAAACATTACTCTATGGTGGTGTTTTTAAAGCGAATAGCAGTCAAGTTATTAAACTTGGATTGGGTGGCTTAGATACTGTAAAAGGTATGGCTAAATTTGTAAAAGTTACAGCACCATTAGAAATATTAGTTGGAACGTCTATTAATGTTCTTCAATTTATTTTGAATGATGAATATACCTTGCAGAGATTAGGTGTTGAGGAAGCTAAGTTACTTGTTCATGTATTAGTTGTATCAGGTGTTGCGTTTGTTGGCATTTCTTTAGCTGCGGTCTCTGCGCCAGTGACTGTATCTGGTGGATTGATTCTTTACGCTGTGTCAGGTGTTGCTGTATCTGTTGTTGATTGGGCAACAGACTTTGAGAAAGGGATTGTAGAAAATGTCATCGAGATTTTTGACGTTGAATAAAGATAAGAAACAATTAATTATTGGATTGTTGAGTGGGGTTTTTATTTACTATTGGTTGTTTTTGATCTGTTATTGGTTAATTGAACCTTTAGTTACTCCATATGATGAAATTGAAAAGGTTGGGTTTAGTTTTGATGGGCTTGTTTATGTTGTAATGTTCTCAACATTAGGTTTTTTTATTGATGCACTTTTCAATATAAATAAAACAGTGAAAGAGGTTTTAACGGGTAGCCCTAAAACAGCAAAAAAACACCGATGGAAGTTGGCGGTGATATTTGCTGTGATTGGTTTTGGTTTTAACTATGCTAATTATTTTTTTGTAATAAAGCCTAATCATATGATCGAATGCTCAAGTAAGGCTGGTTACAAAAATAATTTATTGACCGATTATGTGAAAACTATTGAGCAATGTGAACAATCAAATTGAATCATATTAAGAAAAACCGAGTCATGAACTCGGTTTTCTTTTAAGCTGCAATAAACTCCAATCCCTCATACTCCTTAATTTTCACAACTTCCTGTCCCACAAAGTCATTCAATTCACAGACCGATTCTAATAGTGGCACCAGTTCATTTTTGTAGAAGATGCGATCGACTTTGTTTAAATCACTGCTAGAACTGAACCCTTCACGAACAATACTCATTAAATCCAATGGAATGCGATGACTGGCCAACACATCATTGGTGGTCATGCCCTTAATATCTTTAAATGCATCTTTGGCTTCGACTTGTCCAATTGGGGTCAGTTCTGGCGGTTTACCATCTTTGCCTTTGCCATTAATGAATAAATTCTTAAAAGCACCAAGGCCAGCTTGTTTTCTTAATTTGTCTTCAATTTCCTTTTCTTGTTTATCGGTAAGGTTTGGATCGTTCATGTAAAGTAAGTAACCTGCATGAGCGCCGTTGATGTAGTATTTACGACGAAACAAGGTTGCATCTTCATTGAGCCAGATAGAACTCAGCGCACCAATGTATTGCGGCATGCCGTAGATTTCTTGGCAAATATCGTACTCACTTAAATGGAAAACCTGACCGTCTTTATAATCAATGCGGCCATCATCGTTATAGGCGTTTGGCTTATAGGTGTAACGACCAATGGTTTCTTGTGCTCGCATGTATAAGGCAGGTAAGTGCTTTAATTTAATCACTTCTTTAAAGACGTTTTTAATCACAAGTAAATAGCCATTACCAAAGGTTAAGAAGTCATCCAAGAAGCGTTTAAAATCTCGCTTACTGAGTAACGTGGATAACTTCACCGAGCTTGAAGCCATGTTTCTTTTTACATACAACGCTGAGCCGTGCATTGGATTGGCTCGTGCGGCTTTGGCCAAAGTATCTAAAGGGATAGGTGGCTCATATAAACCATCAATTAAAGCGACTTCCATATAACTGAGAATATCACTCGTCATTACGCTTTCAGGGGTAGAAAAAGTTATCAAAATATCCTCTCTTATAAGAACGAAACGGTGGTTGAGTCATCGCGTAAAATATCGATAGGCTCCCAATGTAAAACGTGCATGGTTGCCCACGCTAAATCTGCGTGAGAGCCGACTTTATTACGTGCTGAGATAAAGGTAATTTGGTTGCTCATTTTGGTGGTGTGCTGTTTTATCATCAAAAATGAATGCACGACGTCATCCCATTCATCATCAAACTGAAGACGGCCTGCATTAATAATTTCACGCGCTTTGTAGGCCATCATACGTTTCATCTCTGGTGAATAATCTAAGGTGGTGAGTCCTGGATAAAACTTTCTCACTAATTCAGCAACGGCCGAGCCCACACCGCCAACATCAATGGCCAAATAGACCACGTTGTACTTTTTGCAAATGGCCTCAATGGCCGTGGCTTGGTCTTCATAGCTTGAGCCTTTTAAGCGAACGCGTTCAATAACTCGGAATGTACCGCCTTTAATGATGGGTTTGAGTGCAACCACCAAGCCTGCATCATCCGAGCCTTCACCTTGACCGCCACCTCTTGGATCATAACCAACCAATACCTCTCGACGGCCAACAGGGTGAAGCGCTTCAAAATTCACATCACTCCATTGACTGGTATCCGTTTTACAAGCCAGTAGGGCTTTAATGCTAAAGAACGATGAAGAGTCATCTAAGAACACACAACGAAGTAAATTATCAAACACGGATTTATCAGGATATTTACGGTGCAATTTATCCATGTTGAAGAACGTGGCACCGCGCTCAATTGCATCATCCACAGTGATTATTTGACGGAAAATACCATCGCCACCAAGTGAGCCATTTTTTAATGCTTTATGGCTGATATCGATATTAAGCTCTTTGGCTCCAGACCATTTTGGATACGCTTCGTGCGCGGTTGTGGATGGGGTCGATAAATACGTGGTTCGATATTGCGCTTGGATGGACATGCCGCCTGCGTAATCATCGAGTTTTTGAAAGCTTGGGATCCAAAACACTTCGTCATAATACATATGACCGTTAAAGCCTTGGCTTGTAAAAATGTTTGTGGACATGAAATGCAGCTCAGCGCCATTGCTGAGAATGATGCTGTCTTTGCCTTTGAGTTCAATATCCCCAATCTCAAGTGCAAATTTGCGAATGTAGTTTTTGAAAATCTCTGCCTGTTTACGCGAGGCGGAAATAAAGACCTGATTGTCACCGGTTAACACCGCATCTTCAAACGCTTCAAACGAGAAATAATCACTCAAGCCAATTTGACGCGATTTTAAATAAAAGCGTTGTTCGTTGATGGTGTCATCACACTTATGAGCATGAATGTCTTTTTGATATTGGAAGTATTTTTTCTCGTAATACTCAGAAAGCATTTCAGCGGTAATACCTGAAACATCATTTTTGCTTTTGTTGCTTGGTCTACCGCGTTTTTTCTCTGAGCCATTTTCTGATTTTGGACTTTTGTTTCTGCGTCGTTCAGCTGCGTCACGTTTGTATTTTTGCTCAAGCAGCATTTCAAGCTCTTTGAGTTGTGACTCGTGCTTTTGGTCTATCCACATCAAATAGGCAATGCGCTGTCTGAGTATCAACTCAACAGGAGCGTCATCGCGCATCTGTTTCCATTTAAATTTTGAGATCCATTGTTGAATGGTGCGCGGAGCTAATTCCAGTGCCTCGGCAATTTCTGCGGTTTTGTACTGGCGTAAGTAATACCCAAGCGCATGAGTTTGCGCTTGGGTATAGAGTGGTTTTTCAAGTGGTGCAGTCGGACTCATTTTCATTATTACAGTGTGCAATAACCAAATTAATCCCTCAGTAAGTCCATGTTCTAGATGCACATTCTAGGATTGGGATGAATACAAAAAGAGGCAGGATTTCGATAAATTAAAATCAGAAATCACAGGAGAGAGCAGCATGTTTCAATCAGAGCCCATTTGTATTTTAACCGCAGGTGAAACCGTCGATGGTCGGTTTATCGAGCAAAAGGTGATTGACGATATTGTCGAGCTGTATGACCCAAAACGCTATAACGCACGCATCAATGAAGAGCATTGGGCATGGGGTGAAAAGTTTGGCTCGGTGCTATCGGTGGAAAAAAGAGGGGATGAATTGTGGGGTGTTTTAAAACCCAATTCATTGTTATTGAGCACGGTTGAGAAAGGTCAACTTCTGCATACCTCTTGTGAAATTACGCCTAATTTTGCCAACACGGGAAAAAGTTATTTAACTGGCTTGGCATTAACGGATGAGCCTGCATCGCTTGGCACCACTGAAATGCATTTATCGGCCAACTCGAAAGAGAAAAACAAGGGCAAAGTCTATTTGAGCTCAGGGGCTACCGTAGGAAAAGAGCTCATCGAGGCCGAAGAGCCAGCCATTCAAGATGACAAAAAATTGTTATCTCGACTTATCCAATTATTTCGCTCGCATGATGAGCCATCCGAACCACCAGAAGAAGAGAACGATGAAATGAATGAAGAACTAAAAGAGCTATTACAAGCACAAACCGCACAGATAACAGCGTTAACAAGTCAAGTGACAAGCTTAACTGCAACGATTAAAGAAACCCTTCCTCAAGAGACTGAGCCCGAGCAAGAAGAGCAAACCGAGTTAGCCACTCAGGTCGAAGCCCTATCAAGCAAACTTGATGATGTGGTGACAAAACTGAGCTCTATCACGGATGAAGCCCCTCGACAATTGGCAGGGGAAGACAGCGAAGAAATGTATTTATAAGTGTTGGCTTATCACGCTTTTCCTTCTTCTTAATCTATTTATTTAACTGGATTTTATTATGCAAGAAAAAACAAAACTGGCGATCGAGGGCTATAAAAAAGCCGCCGCAAAACAAAATGGGGTTGAGGATGTCACTGAAAAATTCAGTGTGACACCTAATGCCACACAAAAGATTGTTGCTCAAATTCGTGAGAGTAACTGGTTTCTTGGCAAGATTAATATTGTGCCTGTGGCAAACCAAAAAGGGGAAGCGATTGGGCTTGGGGTAACTGGCATGATTGCCAGTCGTACCAACACCAAAACAGGCAATGAGCGTAAAACCAAAGCCGTTTATAACATGGAGCCGATGCCGTACCTGTGTGAGCAAGTGAACTTTGATTCACACATTCGCTATGAACAATTGGATGCCTTTGCTCATCTGAAGAATTTCAACAAACTTATCAATTCTCAAACTCGTGAGCAGATTGATATGAACAAAGTGACCATCGGTTTTTATGGCACATCTTGTGAAGCGGATACGGATCCTACGGCAAACCCAAATGGCGAAGATGTGTGTAAAGGATGGTTCCAAGCCATTCGTGATAATAACGCTGATGCGATGCTTGTTGAAGGCAAGACAACGGGTGAAATTCGTTTGGGTGAGGGCGATGAAACGGCAGGCAAAGGGGACTTTATTAACCTTGATTTAGCCGTAATGAACGTGAAAGGTTTACTGCATGATGCGTGCGCCAATGCCTCGGATTTAGTGGCGTTGGTTGGCTCTGATTTACTTTCTTATGATAAAGCCAAGTTCTATGCCGCGCATGGTAATACCCCAACAGAGAAAGCACACATTGAAGACATGCAAGTGATTGGTACGTATGGCGGTTTAGCGGCGTTTTGTCCACCATCGTTCCCACCAACGGGGATCTTGGTTACTAGCTTTAAAAACTTATCTTTGTACATTCAAAAAGATTCCATTCGTCGCTCATTGGCAATTAAGAACGACCGTCTTGATCAAATTGAAAACTTTGAATCAATGAACATGGCTTATGTGGTTGAACAATTACCAAAAGCGGCCGCGCTTGAGTTTGACAACGTGAAACTGTGGATTGATGGCGCGTGGGTATAACCGCGTACAACTGAACACCAACCCATGCAGGCGATCACTGCTTTATCAACCTATTGATGGGTTGTTATTAGTCAGTGTGAAGCCTGCACCTAAGAGGCGAATATGGAATTTGTTGGCAATAAAAATGAAGTGTATGACGCGGTATTGCCTGCAACCGAGCAATACCCCGAGCTTAAAATTTCAGAGTTTCAGCTTGTGTTTCATTTTTTGAGTAATGAAACAGAGGCGGGAATTTTACATCATGCCACGGTGGCCAGAGTCACTATTCATCGAGAGCTATTCGATACCATGGCAGAGTTTGAAAACTTGGATGCGTTGTCAGTGGAGCGCTTTGGTGAAACCGATACAGGCAATACTTTGTATAAACAAGCGGTGTTTGCAATGACGGCGAACTTCTTAGTTGAAAATCAGTTGAGCATGAACGCCACCAAAGAAGCGGCAGAGCGACAAGACGCCATTCAAGCCAAAGCGGATAACTGTTTAGTGCAATATCGCCGTGCCATGGATTTATTACTTAATGGTGAAGAAACCTATCGTTTTGAGGTGGTGTGATGAAAGCGCTGCAAAGTATTACGGAGTTATTTTCTCATCATGTGCTTAATGCTCATAGTTTTGATGTATGGGCAGAAGATGGGGAGTTAGTTTGCACACAAGGTCAGTTCGTGGATGGCTTTGATATTACCTACACCGTGAACGTCAATATGGTGGGCGTCGATATCGAGCCACAAATATTGATGATGCATCTGGTGTCATGGTTAAACAAATTTGATATCCAACGAGAAGAAAAAGGCTTGGCACCGCCATCCTTTGCCGCCGAGTTACTGGATAACGGTAAATGCGACATCAAACTTAAAGTGGATATTCAAGAAAGCTATTCACTGAATGAAAACGCACAAGGTAATTGGTTACAAAATGAAACGCGATATGAGTGTGTCAGCAATTTCACTCGCACATTAAGTGAAGATGAATTACCGCCATTAGAGTTTATTGGTGGCCATGAACATGACTTTCCACCATGCAGTTAAGTAGTCCCGAGCAGCTCACGAGCATCATTGATGGCTTGCTATTAAACGAAGCTGAGCAGTTTGATTTAAATCGGCGTTTAGCCAATCGCTCACGACAATATTTTCGCTCTCAAATACGGTTGCAACGAGACATTGAAGGGCGAAGTTATCAAAAACGAGCTCGAAGAAAAATCACACTCGATAGCAAAACCCATAAAGCCAAAGACAACAAAAACATGTTGATGGGATTTAGCCGAGCATTGAAAACCCAAGTGAATGATAAGGGATTTGAAGTGGGGCTTGCTGGTGTGGTTGGCAACATGGCACGTGATCACAATGAGGGGAGAACGCTCTCATTTACGACAAGAGCGAAAGGGTATTACAACTCTCGAACCAGTCGATGGGAAGGCGGAACCAAAGTTAAACAGTTTTACCAAATGCCAAAACGAACCTTTATTGGTTGGACACCTGCCCTTGAGCGAGAGTTGCTTGCCATGGTGGCAGAGCAATTTACAGCAGGCGTGGAGAGTTAAATGCGCACTATCAAAATTAAACCGAAAAAGGGATTGCTAGTACGTGATCCATTAACCCGAGTACCGTTAAAAACGGTTGGTGAAACAAAACCTCGAAACACTTATTGGCTACGCCGAATTAAAGAGGGCTCAGCCATTGTTATTGAGCCGAAGAAGGAGCAAACATCATGAGTATCAGTTTTTCAGAAGTGCCGAACAATGCTCGCGTTCCGGGTGTGTACATTGAAATTGATAACAGTCTTGCTAATAGTGCTGAAGAGCTGCAAAAACTGCTTGTGATTGGTAATGCCGTTACTGGTGCGGCAGTGGCACCCAACACCGTTGTGTTGTGTATGGATGAAGATTCGGCACGTGAGCAGTTTGGTGAGTCGGATATCACAAGCATGCTGAAGTATTTTCGAAAGCAAGATGAAAGCATGCCAGTGTATGCGGTGAGTGTTGAAGCCGCTGATACAGCAAGCGCGTTGGCAGCTCTTGGGGATACGCAATATCATCATATTCTTTGCTCACTCAATGATGAAACCACCGTGCGTGATTTAGGGACGTTTTTAGATGAGCGCTATAAGGCATTAGAAATGATCCCGGGCATTGCTTATCTTCCAAAAAAAGGCACGCACGCCGAGCTTATTACTTATGGCGCAATGTCCAATTGCCCATTGATAAGTTTTATGTCGATTAATGAGTTAGCGGACTCATCAAACAAGGCACTATCGGATGCAGAAGCGGTGGCTGCATGGGCAGGTCAAGTCGCACCTTCACTAGCAAATGATCCATGTCGACCACTTCAAACCCTAAAAATGAATGGGGTTTATTCCATTGCCACCAGTGAATTTGATTGGAGTGAGCGCAATTTATTGCTGCATGAAGGGATGGGAACCTACACCGTTACCTCAACCAAAGAAGTGCAAGTTGAGCGACCAGTTACCGCCTATACAGAAAATGCAGCAGGGGCGGCGGATGACAGCTATCTGGATGTGATGACACCGGCTACTGCCATGTATTTTCGTGAGAAGCAACGCTCACTCATTCAAAGCAAATTTGGTCGTCATAAATTAGCCAAAGAGGGCACGAGCTTTGCTCCAGGACAAGCGATTGTGACCCCAAGCATTATCAAAGGGGAATTACTCACTTTGTATAAAAGCTTGGAGTATCAAGGAATAGTTCAAGATTTTGAAGGGTATAAAAAAACCTTGATTGTTGAGTTAGATGAAAACAACAAAACACGCATTAACTACCTAGACAGTCCGCAGTTCGTCAATGGCTTGATCATTACGGCAGGTAAAATTCAATTTAGAAAGTAACAGAATGATTGGGAGTCATTTATGAGTACAACAATAACCAGTCGTGGTTTTTTAGATGCCGGCTCATTGGGACGCTTACCGACTAAAGAAGGGGCAACAATTAACTTTGGTGGCGTAAAACGTGAAGCGGTCATGGGCGATTCAGGCGTTCTTGGATTTAGTGAAGAGTTCGAAGGTGCGCCTTTTATTAAGGCGACCATCGCGCATGCTAAAACCACCGATGAAACCAACATCAAAAACTTCACAGGTGAAAACATCACACTCAATACCAACAGTGGAAAAAGCTACACCTTAATGGATGCGTGGGTGAGTGAATCGTTAGAGCTTAATATCAAAGATGGCCAACTTGAAGTGCTGTTTTTGGGTACGGAATTAATCCCACAATAAGTGAAAAGGGGTTGGAATGTTAACGTTATTATTAAAGCGACAAGCCAAAGCAAGAAAAGCGCAAGCGATGAAAGTTGAACAAGAGAGTGCGCCTAATATTCCCGTGATGGCTGTAACTGGTGCTCGTGATGTACTTGAGCATAAATCATGGGATGAAGTGCAACACATCTTAAAAACCGATTTGAAATACTCACGAACCTTAGCTGGCTCACAAGAGAAAATACCATACAAAAAAGAGCTTGTTAAAAAATACACCCCATTGGTGAGTAAGCTGCTTAAGTCACATGAGAGTCTTGATGGATTGGATGTGGTTTGGTGGTTCTATCAATGGCAAGTGGATTGCGGTTTATTGCTATCGGTTCATGATGCATTTAAACAGGCGATATTTAAAGGGCTCACCACGCCGTTAAGTTGGAACTCAAATGGTCAAACGGCGTTTTTAGATGTGGTGTTTAAATACTCGCATGAAGCCCATAAAACCAAGCAATCATTTAATGCTCAGTTTTTACGTGATGCTGTCACTGATTTGATTGAAGGACGATTGGCCACCAATGCCCCATTGAAGGTGAAAATGTTTCGTCTTGCCGGTGATTTATTGTTGGAAGCAGGCAATAACAAAGAGGCGTTGGTCTTGTTTGAAATGGTCATGAAAATCGACCCTAAAAAAGGCGGTCGTAAAATTAAATTGAAAGAATTAAGAGAAGAGTTCGGTTATGAATAAACAACTGTTCAAAGTGAAATTAGCCATACCCATGGAAGTGGATGGAAAAGAAGTGGCAGAGTTAGAGCTTCGCAAACCAACGGCAGGGGATTTACGTGGTTTGAATTTGGTTCAAGTGTGTGAAATGCACTTTGATGCGGCCACTGTGTTATTACCACGTATTTCTAAACTTAATGAGCGTGACATCTTGAATATGGAGAGCGAAAACTTTGCGCCCATCATGACGGAAATTGCCTCTTTTTTCGTGGATACGAAACACTAATTGAGCGAGTAGAAACCTATTATGCTGACCTTGCTATAGTGTTTCATTGGCAACCCAGTGAAATCGATGAACTCAGTCTTGATGATTTACTTTTATTTCGAGAAGAGGCGCGAGTTCGAATCGAGAAAGAGAGCCCTTAGCTCTCTTTTTTTATACCCAAAGAAAGGGATTGTTTATGAAAATGAATTTGTCAGTCGTTATGGACATGGTGAACAAAACCACCAAGCCATTAAAAGAGATGAGCAGCGATTCAGATCATTACGCTAAGAAAATAAAAAGTATTCAAGAGGCACAAAAAGACGATTCAAGCGCCATGGCGATGATCGCCTCTTATCAAAAAATTCAAAAAGAGTTGGATAAGAACGCGCTTGAAAGTGAAGAAGCCACTGAAAAATTAAATAAACTCCAAGCGCAAATGGCGAGCACAAAAGAGCCAAGTGCGGCATTGACGAATCGGTTGGCAAAACAAACCGAGAAAGTGGCCACGCTCTCTGCGAAACAAAATAAATACGAAGAGACACTTAAAAGCACAAGTAAGCAGATGCAAAAAGCAGGGGTGAACGTTAATAAACTGGATAAAGAGTTTGAGCGTTTATCGAAAAGCCAAATGCGTCATGCAAAGCGTGTGGATGAGGTGAGCAAAAAATACAAGCGATTGAAAACCGCTATGGCACCGATCCAAAAACTCAGTAAAGCCATCAAGTTGCCAAATCTTCGCACCGCAGCGGTTGGCAAAGGGGCTGCGTTACTTGGTGGCTTGAGCATGGGCGGATTATTTAATGAGATAAACAGCACTGCCTCTGAAATGGATAAGCTGGCCAAAACCTCAAACACCTTGAATCTACCGATTTCAGAGTTGCAAGCCATGCAATCACAAGCAGAGCATGCAGGGGTGAGCTCTGATACCTTGAGCGCTTCCATGGTGCGATTTACAAAACGCCTTGGTGTGCTGCAAGAAACAGGTCGAGGTGCAATGGGCTCATTTTTGAAAAATGGGAAAAGCCCGTTGTATCGAGAGCTGCAAAGTGCCGAAGATACCCAAGATGCATACGACAAATTACTGGTGTCATTTTCAAAGCTAAAAACCACTCAAGAGCAAATGGCGTTTGCGGATGCGGCCTTTGGTCAAGATGGCCGTAAAATGCTAATCATGCTTCGTGAAGGAACGGAAGGATTAGGCGCGGCACGAAAAGAGCTCAATGCACTGGGCGGTGGAGCGAAAGCTGATGATGCAGCCAAGGCCGAAGCGTATAACGATGCTCTGCAAAAAGTGCAAGAGAGTATTCGTTCTATCAAGTTCGCCGCTCTTGCACCAGTGATGCAGAGAATTACCGAAGCCTTCACCGCGTTCTCGACTAAGTTTAAGAACGCCAAATGGCGAACAGATTTAATTGAGAAAATCATTAAAACGGTTAATGGCCTTTATGAGAGCTTTAAGTTCTTAGGTAATATTATTTTGTTCACCTCCCAACACTTCAAAGGGATCATTGCTACGGTGGCCATTTTTAAAGTGGCACTGATTGCATTAAACGCCGTCATCATGGCCAACCCTATTGGATTAATGGTGGCGGCCATTGGTGCGGCAGCTATCGCTGTTACTTACTTAATTGATAAGTTCATTGGTTTTGATGTGATATTAAAAGCGGTGAATCAAGCCATTGGTTGGGTATGGGATGGCATTAAATCCATGATAAACATGCTGCCAGATGCACTCATTCCTGATGGCTGGAAAACCTCGGTGGAAGATGCCGGAAAAGAGGTGGATAAGCTCAGCACCAAACTGAGTAAGATGAAAGATAAGAATACGAAGCTAGGTATCATAACCACTGAAAGCCAACTCCAAACCATTGCAACGTCATACCATAATCAACCAAAACAAAGTTTATCAGGCAACATTATCCCAATGTCCAAAGCGACACCGTTAACCAACCAAACAATCAAGAGCCAAGCAGAAGTAGCACTCACTATTAAATCAGATAAACCAGTCACTATCGATAAAGCAAAGAGCGAGAAAGGCATGGATTTAAGCTTGAATGTGGGGAATATGAGTATGAGTTATTAACAGGGCCAAGTTGAAAGTGCCGAGGAGTGTGACCCCCTCGGCGAGGAACGCAAGCGAAGGCTCCAAAGATATGTGCTTGATGTCTTAAGGACAATCACTTGCATGAAATAACGATAAACGTTAATGAGCGAATGTGTAAAAGCTCAATTAGGTATGTTAGTAATAGTTGCGAGTTGGTTTGAAGTTAAATGTAATTAAGAGTATTAACTTACTCGTGTCCTAAAATCAGTTAGAGTTAAAATAGTTAATATTCTATTAATGTGAGTTAGCCAGCCTAAAATTTATGCATTATCATAATGCTGTTTGTTGTTAATCCCCGCAATGTATCATGGGGATTAACAACGATTTATAGCTAGATACGGACAAAATTCATTACAGTCTCTCTGTTACCATATAACTGTGCCTATATGTTAATCCGAAAATAGGTCAAGCGTATCTTGAATATCATTGTGATAATTATCAATAAATTGATATAAGCGTTCCGGGCTTGTTTTTTTAGCCCCTAGTCGTCGATGAAAGTAAGCCGAAAGCCAATAAGTTGTTCCGAACTGGTGATGATCAAACCAACTATCTAACTCACATATAAATTTTAAGAGGTTGGACAACTCTCTATGCTCGTTTTTGCCGCCAATTGCATTTTCCATTTTAGATATGACATAACCAAATTCAAGTATTGTGTTCAAAACATATAATAAGAATTCATCATCTTTACTTAATTGCCCTGATTCAATTTCATTTCTATTCGCTGAAATCATTCTTTGATTTAGCGCTAAAGTGAATTTTTCCAACTTTTCACCTTGTCCTAAAAGGCTTAGTAAAAAATATGAACCGATTAACTTCCTGAAATTATATTTGCAAGCACCTCTATCCAAAGGACAGTTAAAATTAAAGTTGTTCACGGTATGTCGTGTTAAATCTGATAAAACGATGTCAAGATATTGCCCTGTGAACTTTTGCTTTACTTCTGGAGCGTCAATCATTAATAAACTATATCCTAACTCAGCAAATGAGTGGCTGATGTAGTCTTTCATTCCTGTGAATATAAATATTTCAGACGATTTTAAAAAGTACTCTATGGCTTGTTTATCATCCCCTAACTTACTGTAACATTTGCCTATTTGGTGTAGGGATTGCCCTTTGTTTGAGCTTTGTATAGAAAGATCTTGTAATTTAAGGGATTGGAAATATGCCTTCAAAGCTTTATCTGCTTTACCTTGATTCAATAGGCTAGTTCCTAGAAGTCCATATGAATAAGACAAATTTATGCCTAAATTTGTACGCTCTTCATCTTCTACATCAGAATGTAATTGTTGATTTTCAAGCCTACTTCTAAAACCATCAATTGCATTGTTCGCATATTTCTCAGCTAGAGAATTCTTATTATCATGGCAAGCAGCCATAGCCTGACTCAAAGATAACTCAGCGGATATGTTTTTTCCTTCAGATGCATTCTCAATGTGTTTCAAAAGTTCATAAGCATCTCTCAACAATTCAATATCGCCTGCCCGTACTGCGAGGCTCATATATTGCTGAAGAAGATCATTAGCCTTTTTTATATTCCCTGAAGTAAATGCTAATTGTGTTACAGATTTTATTACTTTAGCTCCAACTTCTGGTGCGCCCAACATGAAATAATAAGGCATGATGTTAGACGCTAATATACCAGCGGCCTCGCTAAGCTGCTTGTTATTCTTTCTTCTCAATGCAAGTTCAATAATATTTATTAAATTTGGAAGCTCAGTTTCATATCGCGCCATCATAAAGGCGTGATTCTGGGGGCCACTATAATTTAGTTCGATCGCCGCAACCCAAACTTCAAAGAATCTGGATAAATTTAATATAATATCTTCAAATGACTCAGGGTCGTCCATCCTGGCTCTCCCTGAAACAAATTTTCGAATCGGGGTTAGCATTCTAGTACGCGCAAGGTTTTCACTTATTGCGATGTCCTCAATAAAGTGCCATCTCTTTAATGACGCATAAGCTTCTTTTGCATCATCAATTTTAAGCCAATCTTTATCTAGCCAATTTGTATATATTCCAGCAGGGACTTCAGATAATGCCCAAAGTAACTTCTTCGATTTAGGCGAAAGAAAATCGTATGCAGTTTGAAGGCAGATTTCAAGTGAGGTATGGCGATTGTGTCTCGTTCGCTCTGGTATACTAATGGGTTGCGAATTGTGTTTGTTTATTGCAGTCATCACACTAATGGTACTTCCATAGTATTTTGTTAATGCACTGGCGAAGGTTATAGTTAACGCATGTCCGTCGCAAAACTTTATTAATTCATCTAGTCCTTGGTCTGATTTTGAAAGATGTTTACCATATAGTTTTTCAAATAGAAGTTTACTTTCTGAAGATGAAAGAGCTTTCAGTTGAATGACTGTTTGGCTAGGTACGCTGTATAGTTCGACTTGACTTGTAACTATGAATTGACAGTTTTCTGTTTGTGAATGCCAATTTCGAATAACATCTTCTATGTCATCTAGGCTACTTTGCTCTACGCCGTCAAAGATTATTCTTACATTTGCTCGGTCCAAATATAATGGTAGATTATCGATGATACATTGTTCGTCTTGAACTTTAAAAATATTTAATAAGGCTAGAATTAGCTCATCAATCGAGTGATACTTTTCGATGTTACACCAAATAACATTTCTATTAGGTTCACATTCTTTTATAGCTTGCAATAATAGTTCTGACTTACCAATACCACCTATCCCACAAATCTGGATCAAGGATTCATTTTCCAAAGAGTGAATTAAAGCTGCTAGCTCAGGCTTTCGACCAAAAAATGACTTTGTATATCTCGGTGGTGGCATATGTTGTGATATTTTAATAGTCTCGCATCTATTGTTTGCTGTTACGACTTGATATTGAGAGAAATGCTTAGTTATGATCTCAGGATAGAATGAAATTTCTCTCTGGATTTCATCCCAGCTTTTGACTTCTACTGAAAATAAGTGTTTTTGTTGATGAGACTCACTTAACTCTCTAGCAATCAGTTGTATTGTTGCATCGTTTTGTGCAGTGGTCGCTAACGTGAACGTTTTAAGGCTAGGAGAGAATCCTTTTGCTTTTTCAACTTCAGCTAATAGTTCTTGCTTAGTTATTTGGTTGCCATAGCGTCCATCTTTTCCCTTACATTGAACACCAAACCATTCACCTGATTGCTCTAATTGCCCATAAATATCGACTCCATCTTGCCTTTGGCCAGTACGTCCATGTGATTGTGTATTCTTTGAATTATATTTGGCGCTCCATAAGTCAGTGCATAATTCTTCAAAATCTTGCCAATTTCTCGGTGGAGGTATTAGAGATGCATTAAAACTAGCCAT